GTGGTGTCACGAATGCCGTCGGTCACTTCTGCCGGGAAGCCCTGCGTGACGCCCGACGGCCCGCACTCCGCGAGCGCGATCGGCAGTCGCTCGAAGCCGGCGAAGAACACGAGCACCGACGGAAGCGCCGCCACCGATGCGCCCTCTGTCGCGATGGTCCGCGCTATCTGCACGAACTGCTCGGGAGTGCCGCCGCCGATGAAGACGCGCACGCCCGTCAGCGGGACCGGGCATCCCTGCTGCGGCGGAATCTCGCAGTAGAGCCGCCCGTCCGCGCCCGCGTAGTAACGCGACGGGTTGAGCACGAGCGCATTGGTCGCGAACTTGGCGAGTGCGCCCGACTGCGGCTGACCGCGGGAGGCTCCGAGGCTCATGCTGTGCGCTCCAACGTCGTGACGTCTGCGATCGGGATGTCGCGCGGCGGCGGGTACGTGCGGTTGATCTCGGACCAACAGCCCCGCGAGAACGTGACCGTTGTCCGCTTGGTGGCGATGCCCGCTTCGCTGATGGAGACCATGTGCTGCACGCGCTCACAGTAGCCGATAAGCGTCTGCCCCGGAAACTCGAACGCGACGGGTTCGCCGTGGCGCACGTCAGGACGGAAGCGCGACGAGACGGCGCCTGTGTAGAACCGTTGGTTCTGCCACCCGAACATGGCCGCCTGTGCTGCCACAATCTGAACCTGTTGTGTGACACTGCTCTTGGTCGGCGCCGATAGCCCGTCGTTGCCGAACGCGAACGGCCACGCGACCGTATAGAGACGCCCGCCAAACGTCAGGGTTGCCACATCGAAGATCGGGAGCCCGGAGAACGGGTTGATCATCTCGGGGGTGTCGCCGCCGGCCCACTGCGACGTGATCAGGGTTGCGATGTCCTCGTCCGACGCGGAGATGTCGAGCCCGTAGATGTCCGAGGTCGAGATCCGCACAGCGCGCGAGATGTCCCACGTTACTTGCTGCACCGTCGGGACTTCGCCAATGGCGCCCGCGATGGACTTGGCGAGGACGGAGAACTGCGGGTCGTACGCCACAAGCGACTGAACCCACTCTAGGAGCGGTTGCGTGCGCCAGGGGCGGATGCGGTACAGGAGGACCGGGTTGCGTCCGAGCGCCTGCGCCACGCCGGGGAGCAACCCCGCGCTTGCCGGTGCGCCCGGTGCGGTCACAGGCTGCGGAATGTAGGCGGCGGAGATGCCGGCGCTCGCTGCGGCTTGGCCGACCACGCGGCTGACGAACTTGCGCGCCGCCGCGTTCATGTCCTGCCCGGTGCCGGGGTCTTCGAGCGACGGGAACATCTCGACAAGCAACTGGTCGGCACCCCATGTTCCTTGGATGATGCCGCCGATCTTCGATGATCCGTTGTTCACGCTCTGGAACGCGGGACGGGTGCCGACCACCGGCTCGGCTTGTCGTGCGGGAAGCCCGGCGCGGTCGCTAAGCCCCGCGCCCGAGTACGCCTCCGCGGTGTCAGGGTCGTAGATGACGCGAATCGACTCGCGGAGTTGCCCGAGTTGCGTCGTCTTCGCGTTGGCTGTGGTTGCCGTCGCGGGTCCACCGTCCTTGCTCAGCGTGGGGGTTGCCGGTCCGTTGAGCGACTTCGGCAGGTAGATGCGACACACGGTCCGCAGGAAGATGTCGAGCGCCTTGCCCACGTTGTTGAGCGTGGCGACGTTCTGGATGGCCTCGAAGACGCCCGCGACGCCGTCCTGCGGTAGAGGCTTCTCAGCCAGGGACGACGTCAGGTTGCGGAGCGCGGGATCATCGGCGAGCCCATAGAGTTGCGCCCGGACGGACGCGAAGGGGTTGTCCGCGAACCCGAACACGGTGCCGTCAACGTCACGCTCGGAGATGGAGTTGAACACCACGAGGTCGACGCGCGAGAGGTAGTCGAACCACCCGACCGCGCTGACGCTCCAAGTGTTCTTGGAGAGCGTGCCATCGGGGCGGACGTTTACCTTGGTTCGCACGTCAACAACGATGCCCCATGCGACGGCGGGGGCGTTCGGCGCAAGGCGGAGGACGACGTGATCGCCGATGTTGACCGGGCGCGTGAAGGATGGGCCACGGAGCGAGAACTGGATGCCGTGCCACGGAGCGGCGACGCCGTCGAACCATGAGAAGTCCGAGACATCGGAGGCTACGTCACGAACGCCGCCGCCTGTCACGGTTGACGCTATGGCCGCCTGCGTTGCTTCGCGGGAGGCGTCTACGGAGTAGGGGTGGATCTCTAGGGAGATCATAGGTTCTTCACCGCGTCGAGAGCCGCCCTGACTGCGTCCGCTATCCCGCTCGCGGTCGCGTCCACGCTCGACATCATGTCTACCACTTTGCCGAGCAGTTCAACGGTCTGCTGTCCCGCCTTGCCGATCGACATGATGATCGCGTCCGCGTCCGACTTCTGCTTGAACAACCCGACGTCGTCCTTGTCGATCATCCCGAGGAGACGACGCTCGGATGCGGCGTAAGCGTTCTTGAGCGCGCCCGCACCTCGGGTCTGCAGCTTCATGTAGCCGCCTTGACCGAGTTGGCCCGTGGCATCCCTGCCCTGCGCCTCGTTGAGCCCGAGCGACATAAAGTAGGTCTGTGCGGCGCTCGCGCCGTACTCGCGCGTGATGATCTCCCGCTTCTCGTCCGTCGAGAGGGAAGCAAGGTATTCGGCCGCGCCGGTCACACCGCCGCCTTTTCGAAGCGCGGCGCCCATGAGCGCGTTCTGACCGATGCCGCCGTAGTTGCTGAGGATCTGATTGCGAGCCCCGACCGCAGCGCCCTCGATGCCCGTAAACAAGCGGGTCTGCGCGAGACCGGCGCCCTGGAACGCGCCCGTGGTGGCGAGCCGCCGCATGAACTGCTCGGTGCCGGCGAGGTTGAGGCTCATGCCATTCTCGCCGAGTTGGACGATCGCCGCGGTCATGCGCTGCAGGTACTCGTCCGTCTTCGAGCCGCGGAGTCCGCTGTACTGCGCCGTGGCGATGAGGGAGGCGACACCCGGAGCGCCGATGCCGCCAACGCCCGCGGCCGTCGTGCCCGCGTAGGCTGCCATCGCGCCAACGCCCGTCCCGGTGCGGTTGAGCGCGAGCACGTTGGTATCCCGCAGCGCCTTGTCGTAACCGGCGCCCTGCCCAAACGAGCCCATAATCCCGACGGCTTCTTCGGGGGTGTAACCTCCGCCACCCCACCCGCCGCCGCCGTAGAGCCCGAGTGCGTTCGTTCGCTCGTCGAGTTGCGCGCGACGGACTGCGACGCCGTATCGGTAGTTCAATCCTGCGAGCATGACGCCGGCCACGCCTGCCGCAGCGCCAAGAACGGGGATGGCGGCGCCGCTGACGCCGACGGACTGAGCAACGCTACTCATCCCCTGGATGCCGGCTTGCGTGGCCCCAAGAGCCATGCCAGGGCCGCCGCTCGCGACCGCGCTTGCGATGCTCGTGATCGCCCGCACGCTGTCGTTGGCGACCTTGATCGACTCCTTCGAGTCTCGGTCGTCTGGACGACTTGGGCGCCCGCCACCGGACCAAGAGGAGTCGTCGGCTTGTCCCGGCAGAGACCGCGGGCGCTCAGAGCCGCCACCCGGCAGCGCATTCGGCGCCGCAGGCGGTGGAGCCGGTGCGGGCATCGGAGAGTACGGAACCGGCTGAATCGCCCCCGGAGTCGGTGCCGGAGCGCCTGGGGTTACGTTCGGGGCATGTACGAGCGCCGGGGGCGCGGAGGAGCCACCGGGATAGGTTGGTGACATCCCCGGCGGTGGCGACGGCGCCGCTGGGCCTTCCCCGGGTCCACCGCCGCCCGTAGGACCGCCCCCGCCATTCCCGCCGCCGATGTTGCGCATCGCGCCGGAAAGTTGGTCGATGAGCGCCTGTAACTGCTTCGCTTTGGCGTTGGCCTTCTCGGTGTCGAGGTCAACGTCGATGATGGTTTCGTGTCTGACGCTACCCACGACCCACCCCCGCTCGCTTGCGTGCTAGGAACGCCTCGACGGCCTCCGGCGTCACGTTGCCTCCGGTCTCCGCTTCAAGTTCGTCGAAGATGGAGCCCGTCTTGACCATGCCCGTCCGCTGGTACTCGGTGGCCCGGTAGTGCGCCATCGTCGCCTTCCACTGCTGCTCGTCGATGGTGAGTAGCATGGTCTCTGCATACTCATCCTCAGCGAGCGGATCGGCAAGGAGCGCGTCAGCCGCTGCCCGTGCCAGTTCCGGCCGATTGGCTAGGGCTGGCCCAAGGCTTCTCCACACGGGTCGCGAGCGCACGGCTTGAAGCCGCCGATCCGTCTCCGAGAAAGTAGCGCCGCTCATGTTCGAGCAGCGCCTCCTCTATCAGTAGCAGGTTTCCGAGCGGGGAGATGTCCGGCTGCCCTTCGACGGGCGGCACCTCGGGGACGTGCGTCGGTCCCGCGATGAGCCACTGCAGTTCCGCCGGCAGTCCGCCGCACTGCACGATGACCCGCGCCATCGCGTCGAGCGCGTGAGCGTCGATCGGGTGCATGAGTCCGATCGGGGTGCCCTGTGCGAGCGCCGCCATGACTGACGCCTTGCGAGCGCGGTCTGATGCATCCATGACCGTGCTGCGGAGGTCGACGGCCTGCATGAGCCCCGTCTCGGGGTTGCGAGCCGTCACGCGGATGGTGACGACGCGCGGCGTCAGGACGGGCGCCACAAGTGCCGGGTGCGCCTCCGGGGCTCGCTCTGCCGCCTGTTGCGCTACGTCGAGCAGGTTCGGACGCTTGACGTCGACCTGACGCATTACTGCACCGCCGCCTCAATCGCGAGCGGCGTCTCGTCGCTGTAGGTGCAGGCGACGAACGTGAGATTCTGCCCCATGACCGAATCCCGCGAGAACGGGTTGGACATGCGCGTGGGCTTGGCTTTGAGGTAGCGCGCGATGGGCGTGCCGCTCTGAAGCTCCACGATCTCGAAGTCGAGGTACGGGAAGTTGACCACGTCCGTCGTCGAACCCCGCGGGAACAACTGCTGCACGAGCGCGCTGTTCTGGAACAGGCGGAACGTCTCGACGGAGAACGACACGTCGATCCCCGTGTGGACGATCTGCTGCGTGATGACCGAGCCGAGCACCTTCACCTGCACCGCGTTGACCGCGATGTCGGAGCTGATGCCGGTGGCGTACGCCACGATCACGCCGTTCATGCGAACGACGGCTGTTGCTCCCTGGATGACGTCGTTGACTTGCAGTGCCATGTCTTAGCCCTCCACGGAGGCGGTGACGAAGGTAGCGGTGGGCAGCGTCTCGGTGAAGTTGATGCCGCTGATCGGCTGCTCGTTCCATGCGCCGCGGTAGAGGTCGGCGGAGACCACCTCAACCTCGATGGACGTCGGGTCGAACGCCTTGATAAGCCGCGTCCCGCTCGCCACCTGCTGATTGAGCCGGCGCAGGATGATCTGCTTGAAGTCGGCCGCCGTGTACCGGACGTTGCTCGCGCCGATGACCTGAGCCACGGCGATGGCGTAGTTCACGTCATTGACGCTCATGTTGAACGACTCGACGCTGCCCGGCTCATCGTAGAAGACGTTATCGCCGACGCCGTAGGTGGTCACGGGGCGGATGTTGACGATGCCGAGACCCGAGAACTGCGCGACGAAGCAGAGCCCCGACTGGATGAGCGTGTTCTGATCCGTCTGGACGTCGATCGCGGCGTTCTGGCGGAAGTCGACCACGTTCGGCCGCTTGCGGGTCGACGGCTCACCCGGAGGCATGGCGCATCGGAGCGCGGCCTCTTCGAGCGCGAGGTACTTGGGCGCGTACCACGTCAGGGTGCCGCTCGGGCTCGTGCGCCGGAACTCTTGGAACCAGAGGTTGACCAGCGGCGAGTTGAACGCGAGGACGCGCGCCCCGAGCGTCGACAGGGTCTCGTCTGCGGTGGCGCCGACCCAAAGCTGACGGCTACGACCGCCGACGCCCCACATCGCGGTGACGTGGTCGAAGCCCGCGGCCTGGTAGGTCGCCGAATCCGTGTCGAGCCACAGGTGCGTCACGTCGTAGTCTGCGAGCACCGCGCACGCGTCTTGGTAGCCGCCGAGAGATTCGGAGCCATCCGCACCTCCCGCGAGCGGATACGTGCCGTTGGCAGGAGCACCATCGGCACCCGTGGCACGCGTGACGGTCACGAGGTAGCTGCCAGCCATCGCGACCACAGCCGCGTTGACGTCGGCGGTCAGCGACTTGGCCGCCGCTTTGATGGTCGCGCTGCTGAACGTGTCGAGCAGTGAGGAGTCGAGCCCCGCCGCCGTGACGGACGCGACGGACGCCGTGTATCCCGCCGCCGGGTCGATGCGCTCCACGAAGCTCTTTGCGGTCGGGTAACTCGCCCCCGGCGTGAGGTCGAACGAGTAGCCGGCGATGGTGAACGTCGGCGTGCCTGCGGTCGCCGCGAAGACGATCGTCGAGACGGACGACCACGACTTGGCGGTGGTCTGCGGCGTGGTGCCGCCCGCGTTGTTGAACGTCAGGGCCTCCGATGCCACGAGACCCGTGCTCTTGTCCACGCCGTTGACGGTGACGGTGAAGGTCTCGCCGACGCCCGGACCGACGGACGGGGTGACGGTGATCGTGCCGTCGAAGCTGATGTCCGTGATGGTCAGCGTGCCGAGCGCGTTGGCCGTCTTCGTGTACGAGATCCGAAGGCCCGTGGTCTGGTCGTAGGCCATGACCATCGTCGTTGCCTGCGTGCCCGTGTAGTTCACGGTGATGACGTTCGCGCCGCCCACGTTGTCGTAGGTCTCGGTGGGCAGGTTCGGTGCCGTGACCGTGTACTTCTTGCCCTGGATGGTGCCCGCCGCGACCGTGACCGTGGTGCGGTTGCCGATGGCGCCCCACAGGTTGGACGCCACATCGAGCGACGCCGCGGGGACCGCGTCGTACAGGACCGTGACGGCCTGCGTGCTCGGGAGTGCGTTCACGAGGTAGACGAACGCCGGCTGGCGGGTCGCCTGCTGCTCGTTCGGAGCGCAGTTGTAGATCAGTCGCTCGAGCAGTTTGAGCGTGTCCGAGGTCGGCAGGATCTTCTTGAGCGCGCTCGCGCTCGACACGATCTTGACCACGTCCGGCTCAAGGAACGGGAAGCTGCCCACGAGCCCCAGGCTCTTGCCCGTGTTCGGAGGCGCCGCCGTGTTGCCCGACGTTTGGGGGGTGTTGACCTGCCGCGGTACGGCGCTTCCGTTGAGTGTCGTGACCATGTGCCTACTCTACCTCCGTCGCGAGCACGCGGCCCTCGACGCCGTCGGGATCGGTTGCGCCGGTCGGTAGCACGGAGATGTCCCGCGCCGCAATCGGCATGTTCGTGTTGGTGATCCGGCGCTGCAGTTGCGCGCGGTAGGTGATCGTTCGGACGTTCACGTCGAGCCACCCATTGCTTGCAAGCTCCAACGCGCCAAGTGGCCCGGAGCCCTCGTAGTCCACGCTCATGTACCCCGCCGCGAGCAAGTACGGCGTCTGGATGAGCAGTCTACTCGATACAAGCGACGTGAGCACCCGGCACATCTCCTGTGCCTGATGATAGACGTAGATCGTCGCGGTTTCAGCCACGAGGTAGCCGAGTTGGTACTGACCGCCAGAGTACGCGGCGAAGTCCCCGAGCGGTCGCGCGCCGATGGGTGCTTCGCTGTCCTCAATCCAAATGGCCGCCTTCGCGATCATGTCGGGGGTGTACCGCTGCCCGACGATGATCTTGGAGACGCCACCGGGGAACAACTCAGTCCGCCACGCGGTCAGGAGCGCATCAGGGAACGTCACGCGGTCCGCTTGAACGGCGGCGTTGAACTCGGTCTGACTCGCCGCCATCGCGGAGAGACCGTCCTTGATGATTGGCGTCAGTTGGAGCCCGAAGACGCTCATTGGTGCGCCTCCGCGAACGCCCGGCCGATGATCGTACCGAGATCACGCATGACCTTGGCCGCGAGGTTCGCCGCACGGATGCCGGGGTGTATCCACGGCTTGCCGCCTTGGGAGATGGTGCGAAACGCACGGCCCGTGGATTGCGCCATGCCGGCCGACGCCTTGCTGTAGACGCCCTCGTAACGGTACGTGCCCGCTAGGAGGTCCGTGGCGTGGTGCTCGGCCCGCTTCGGAGCCAGACCCGGCGGGAGTTTGCCGCCCCATTCGGTCTTGCCGTTGCGGCTGATGGTGGCCTTCTGCGACACGAACTTGTGGTGCGCCTCGGAGCCGCCCTCGGACGCGATGAACGCCGCCGAACGCTCGAACGGGACGTGCAGGTAGAGCCCGCGCTTGCCCTGCCGGATGCTGCGCGTGGTCGGCTGCAGGAGCGTCGCCCGAAGGTCAAACGACCCCTCAGAGCCCACGCCCTGCGGACCTAAGCCCTGCTCGAACATGTTGGGGTAAGTGCCCACGAGCATCACGCCTGCGTTCGACGAATCGGACGGCACGAGCGCCTTGATGTACTCCGACGTGGTCCGCGCCGAGTAGGGCAGATCCGAGCGCGCCGTTGCCGCCCACTCCGCACGGATGGCGCTGCGGATGAGGACTGCGATCGTGTTGGCGCGCGGCATGACCGCTTGCGCGATGTCGCGGGGGTTGATTCTCACGACGCGTCACCGAGGCTTTCGAGGTTCGCGACGCCGCGCCAAAACATCTGCGTTTGCGTGGTCGTCGTCGAACCCGAGACCGGAAAGCCCTGCTGACGCGTGGCGTACTGCATCGAGGAGACGATGAAGCGGGGACGCGCGTAGTACCGGAGCGCGTAGCGGGCGCCGGTCGGGGGAACGTTGACGCCGCCGATGGTCCAGTTGATGAGCCCCGATGCGATCGTGAAGTTCACGCCCTCGCGGTACTCGGTGGGGGTCGCGCCGCCGACGATAGAGCCCGTCGTGAGACTCGCTGAGACCGCGTAGTCGACGCCAAGCGTGACCGTCTCGGGAACCTTCGGGTCGAGCGCGGTGCCGAGCGTCCACGCCTTATCCACGATGGGGAACCGGAGCGTGTCGGTGGCGCCCGAGCCGCGGATCTGCTGCTGGATCACGGGGCGGACATCGCACAGGACGGTGAAACGGTCCCCGACGTTGATCGGCGTTTCGACGAACGCGGAGATCATGACCGAGCCGGGGGTTGCGAGCCCCGCAGCGGCGAGGTTGTCGAGACGGGAGCCCGACGATGCGATCTGAACCCGCGTCGTCTGTGAGCCGTAGTAGAGCCATCCGTCGCCGTGGCACGCGGGACAATCGCCCTGCGGCTGCGTGCTCGATGTCGGGTCGACGTCCGCACCCTCGAGCGTGACGATGCGGTAGCACGGGCATGGCTGCGCCTTCTCCCATGTGCAGTCCACGCCCGTCGCCTGCAGCACTCGACGGAGGTACGCCAGGTTGAGCGTGCCGATCCCGTTGAGGTTGCCGGATTCGAGGTAGCGGTAGGTCTGGCTCATAGGGCGCTGATCTCGCGCACCGTGTACTTGGCGGACGCGGCGGCAAGTCCCTGCTGCCAGAGGCGTTCGTACATGTCGATGCGCTGCTTGTAGGCGCCCGACGTGGTGCCCGTCGAGAGGGAGTCAATCGAGCCGTTGATGCTCGTGACGCCCGCTTGCCCAAGGATGAGGTCAGCCGCGGCGAGGAGCGCCATGATGGCCGCGCGAAGGCCAATCAGGTTGAGGATGTCCGCGGGGACGTCTGCCGATGCCGCCCACCCGGCGGTGTAGCCGACGCGCCACCACAGAGGCATCACGTCACGGAACGCGAGCGGGAGCCCGTACGCGGACAACGTGGAGATGGCCTGCGGCGTCGGGATGATGGTGAGCGATCCCGTGAAGTCGAGGCCCTCCACGCCCTTGTTGCACCACTCCACGGGGATGATGATGACTTGGTTCTGACCCCACGCGGCGGTCAGGCTCTCAATCTCGCGAACCGGACGCTTGCGGAGTCGGAGCGGGCCATAGTTCGGGTAACTGTTGGCCCCCGCGAACGTGTCCTGCTTTTCTTCGGTGACCGTGATGGGGTCGAGTTGCAGATCCAGAACGCTCTCGACTTCGAGGATGGCGCTCTGAATCTGCAACTCATAGAGAACGTCAGGGAACGCCGTGCCACTGGCATCGACCAACGGGACGCCCGCCAAGAAGCGAGCCTTTAGCCACGCTGGCGTGATGATGTCGGTCAGTGCCACGGCGCCCCCTCACGGTGTCGGATTACGCGGAAGCGGCTCGGTAGGACGCGGTGATGAGACGCTGATCCACCTGATTGCTCGCGCTCGCCACGGACCACTGCGCGGACGCCTTGATGCCAATCGGCGCCGTGAAGTCGATGTCGGCGATGTAGCTGTTCGGCTTCTGCGTGCCAACGACGGCCATCGTGTAGGCGATCCCGTTCACGTTGACGATGGCCTTGCCACTCGCGCCGCCCACTCCGACAATCACTTGATACCAGATGTCAATGGCAGCGTCGGCGGTAACGCTCGTGATCGACACGGAGTTGTAGGCCACGTTGGCGATGTACAGGCGAATCACGAGGACCGGCGTTCCGGTGACGCCGACCACGTAGCAGTGGACCCGACCTTCGAGGATGGAGCCTGCCGTCAGGGCGTTGGCGTCGACCGCAACGATGTCGTTGAAGTCGATCTCGGACGTCGAGTTGGAGACCCGATTTGCACCCGGGGCGAGGTACTTGATCTGGTCGGTGAAGGGGTTACTCGACGGCGGAGCCTCGTGGACGTGATCCGCACGGCTCGCCTGCGTGGACACGCCCGGAGAGGCGGTGCCAAGCGCGGCAGGGGTCGCGTTGCTGAGCGGCGTGGTGACCACGGCCCAGCCGGCGCCGGTCTGGTACTGGTAAATCTTGCCCGAGTTGACCGAGGTCCCGCTGATGGCGTAGGCCACGCCGTCCGTCGGGACGGTCAGCGCCGGGGTGTTGCTCGTGCCGTCGAACGTCGCGAGTTTGTCGCCGTCGGTGCCCGTGGTGAGCGGAGAGTAGAGCGTGCTCGCCGTGGACGCCACGATGAGGACCGTGGACACCGGCACGAAGCCGCCCGAGTGCGAGACGATCTTGATCCACGAGGTCCCGTCGTACTCGGCCACGTCGCCAACGGCGAGCAGCGAGGACGTGCCGGCGGTCGGGGTGCCGGCGGAGCCCGCGACCACAACCATGCCCGTCGCGGGGGTCAGTGCGTTGATCTGAACGACCGTGCGCGTGCCGATGTAGCCGTAGCCCTTGGCGGTCGGGTAGACGCCGTCGATGGCCGCGACTTGGTCCTGCAGTGTGGTGATGTCGGTCTGCGCGGTCTGGAGCTTCGACCCGAGCGCGAACTTCTGCGCGTTCTGGTCGGTGCCTTCCCACACGGTTACTTCGTAGTCGGTCAACGTGCTCATGTTCTGCCCCGCTTGCGCGTCTTCGTGTTGTCGGGAGCCGCCACCACTGGCGCCGGCTCGGGGATCGATTCAGGCGCGAGCGGTTCCGCTACGAGCGCCGGGGTGATTGGTGGCGGTGGGGCGGCGGGGGCCGGAGTCGGTACAGTGACCAACTCCCAGCCCTTTGGCCCCTCGAAGCGCACGGCCGCCAGCCATGCGTGTTGCTCCGGCGATACCTCGCCAACGACGAAGCCCGACTCGTCCACCTGCAGCATGACGCCACAGACGGACACGGGCTCCGAGCGGAGACGAGGAAATCGCCAGCGCGTCCCCATTACGAGGCGAAGCCCGCGTTGAGGAGGAGGTACTGAAGCTCCGGCGTGGTCCAGAACGGAGCGCCGAAGTCGAGCATCAGGAACGGGACCGCGGTGGCCGTCTGGGCCAACGGCTTGAAGAACACCGGGAGCAGCGACTCCCACTCGTAGTCCGACGGGCGCCCGGTGAGGAACGCGACCGGCGAGCAGAACGGGCGGAAGATGTTGTCGTCGATGATCAGCGTCTTGCTGCCCGCGCCGGCCGTGTTGACCGGCCACTGGCCGATGAACCGGGTCGCCGTCGCGGCGCCGCCAACGGCGGTGCGCTCCACGTTGTAGTACTGCGCGTTGGTGCCGTTGTCGTTCATGACGATCGACACCGAGTCACCGGCAGCCACCGAGACCACGGTCGACGTGTACGGCGCAGACTCGCCGTTCGCGTTGACGCCCGTGATCCGGTAGTAGTAGTTGCCGGCGTCGCCCGACGTGAAGAGGCTCGACGCGTTGGGCGCCGCGGCGATCGACGTGATCCCCGAGAGGCCCGTCGGGGCCGTGCCGCCGGACGTGGTGTTGTAGTTGTACACCGTTTCGCCCAACATCAAGGGGGCGTGCGCGATCTCCACCTCGCCGTAGCTCGCCATCATCGTGATGCGACCCGGGAAGTACTGCACGAGAACGCCGTTGACGACGCTCGGGCCGGCGCCCGGGACGAACGTGGTCACGGTGGACTGCGCCTGCTTCACGAGCGACGCATACGCCTGCGGGAGCATGGCGATGTGCCGGATCTCCGAGGACTGACCGACGATCGGCGTGGCCTTCGCCTCGCAGATGGCGAGCAGCTTGTCGAACGTGAGCTGCGCGCCCGCGAGGTTGCCCACCCGGTTCTGGTCCGTCGTGAGGACAGCGTGACCGGACGAGTAGGTGAGCCCGCCGACCGACGTGTAGAAGCCGTCGTAGCTGAGCGGGTTGCAGGTGTTGTTGCCGAGCCAGAGGTTGCGCTCGCGACCCTTGAGGAGACGTGCGAGCGACGCCTTGCGGACAACCTCCATCGCGCCCCGGTTCACGAAGCCCGTCTCGGTGGCCGAGCGCACGAGCATCGCGGCGTCCGTGATCTGGTCGCGGTCCGACTCGAAGCGGATCGTGACCGAACGGCGCTGCCAGAGGCCCGTGGCGTTGAGGTCCGCATCGCCACCGCCGCCCTCAGCGATGAAGTTGGACTTGTACGGGCGGTTGGTGGTCTGCGTCTGGACCGCGCGCTCATGCACGAGGCCGTAGACCGGATTCTTGTTGATGTGGTTCCACATCCACAGCGACTTGGACAGCTCCGGCGTCATGTCCGTCAGCTTGCCGTCCATGCTCTGCGGAACGAGCGGGGCGAGCGAGCCAGCGTCCGTGGTTGGGCTCACACCCGGCGTGAACGCGAAGCCCTGGTACTGCACGCCGATGGTCTCACCGGCCTTGCGGAGCCCGAGGCCGTCGCCCATCTCGCGAGTGAAGGTGCCCTTCGCGAGCTGCAGATCACGCATCGCCTCGGCGCGGAGACGCATGGAGAGGCCCATGACGCGCTCGGCGACGTGACGAAGGTCCGAGCGGCTCATGGTCATCCCACGGAGCCGAGCAAAGTCGCTCGCGTTCGCGTGGGGGGAAAACAGGACTTGTTCGAGATCGTTCATGGTCGTCGGCCCCCCTTAGAGCCCGAGCTTGGTCGCGGCGGCGCGGATCGCGTCGTCCGATTTGGTGAGATCGTTGGCGTCATCGAAAAGAGCCTGCAACTCGGCAGCCTCCTTCGGGTCGCGGATGCGCTGGCCCTTGGCGAGCGCGGCGGACGCGACGCTGGCGCGGTAGTCGAAGTCGACCGACTGGATCGGCGAGTTCTCCGACGGGTGCGCGATGGTTTCGAGACCGGACAGGCTCTTGGGCGGACGCGGCTGAGCGATGCCCTTGGCGAGCGCGACGAACGCCTGGCCCTGCGCGCCGATGCCCTTGGCGATGCCGGTGACCTGCGAACGGAGCGCGTCGTTGTCACGACGAAGCGCGGCGATCTCATCGGAGAGACGGCCGAACTGCTTTTCGAGGTTCGCCGAAGTCGCGTCGACCGCGCCCTTCATGATCGCGGCGATCTTGGCGACGTCCCGACCCTTGCGCGCCGGCTCGGTGTTCGGGTTGTGATCGCCGTCGAGGTCTTCGTCTTCCTCGTCGTCGTCGTCCTCATCGTCATCGTGGCCGCCCTTGCCGAGATCCAGGCTCGCCTGGCCGTCGTCGGCGAGTTCCTTCTTGGCGTCCTTGTCGGCGGGCTCCATGTAGCCCTTGATGAGCGCCGCGCTGGCCGCTTCGAGTTCCGCGATGGCATCCGGGGCCGTCGCCGGCTCCGTCTTGAGGTCATCCACGGCGTTGCCCTTGGCGATGGCGACTCGCGCCACGTCAACCGCGCCCGCCTCGTCCATGCCGCCCGAAACGAGGCCCTTCACGAGCCCGCTCGCGAGAGGCTTGGTAAGGCCGACGTCGTCCACGAGGTTGAGGGCAACAGCCTGCCCCTTCGCGAGCCCACGCGCCGCGTCCTCGGACATCCCCGAGGCCGTGAGCTGCGCCACGTATTCGCTGATCTTCATTCTCACGCCCCTAGCGCGCGGAGCCAGTCCGCGCGAGTCATTGAAAGGTCGGGATGCCGCCGGAGGAGACCGGCGATCTGTACGTCTCGGACCGACAGTCCGAGTTCACGCGTCAGTTCTGCCGCCACGTCGAGACCCGCGAGGAGCCCCTTCATCAGCGGCGCCCACTGCGCCTTGGTGTTTCGAGGTCCCTGTGTGACCGCTACGGACGTCACGAGGGCCTTTGTGATGCGGTTGCCGCGCCGCTCTAGCCCCTCGGGCGGACCTTCGACTGAGAAGCCAAACGGGCACGTCCCGCCGCTCTTGGCGATGCCTACCGCGTGGTCGTAGATGAGCCGACCCGCGGGGACGCCGCGGTAGAGCCCGCCCGTGATCCGAGTCGCCTTGACGCCGTCGGGGAGGACGGTGCCGGCGCGGTCCACGACTTCGCCGATGGTGTTGAGCGTCGAGCGCGGGTGTTCGAGCGTCAGATACGTGGTCGGTGCCCACGTCAGCCCGTCTTGCTCGACGATCTCACCGTCGAGGTCGAGATGCTCGCTTGACGCGAGACCCTCAATCAGCCCCATGCCCGAAGGGTCGGCGCTCGTGTCGCCCTTGCACAGCGCGGCGCTATCCCAGCGGACCCATGCAAGTTCAACGGTCTTTGGCGCCATAGCTCCAAACGCAAAAAGGGGACGTGCATCGTGGCACGCCCCCTTGATCGGGGGCCTCTGAGGGAGGCCGGGTTGTAAGAGGCTGATACTCAACCGCTTGCTGCGGAGACTACCGGAGCCCTGTTGGTGGCGTCAAGCGGGGTTCTGTTTGCTTGATGACGGAGATGGATGGTTGATGCTTGACGATACGTTCATGTTGGACCATGATTGATGGCGCAAGTGAACCGCTCTCACGCCCAACGGAGCACGCCCGTGAACCTGAAACCCTGGCACATCCTGTCATCCGACAACGAAGAACTGCGCGAACGCGCCCTGTCCGAACCGCTGCGCGCCCGCAAGTCGTGGCGCTACCGCATCGTCGGCGACCTGTTCGCGAAGCTGCCAGTCGACAAAATCGCGTCCGTGCTCGGGGTTGTTGCGGCGAGTTCGCGGCACGAGTTCGAGGTGGTGACGCTGTGCCCGGAGCGGGCGGGGGAGTTTTACAAGCTGCTCGACGAGGCTGCCGCGGAGGCGAAGGACACCGACGGCCTTGCGTGGGGCCGCGCCCGTCTGCTGTGGCACTGCGTCGGCAAGAACGACGGGGGCTACAGTCTCGCCCCGGCCCTTCCCTGGCCCCTCCCAAACCTCCGCCTGACCACCCACGTCACGACGCAGGCAGAGGCGGACGCGCGAATCCCAGCGCTTCTCGCGTGTCCGGCTGCGTCGTACGGGCTCACGATGACGCCGACGGAAGGCATCGACATTCGCCCGTGGCAGAGCGACAACGACGGCTGCGAGGACTGCGACGACAACGGGATAGGCGGACCGGGACACTGTCGGCGAAGCGACATTCCCCGCTGTGAGCAGTGCCCTACCAAGTTCGCCGTCTTCGAGAACGACGAACGCGGCACGCGCAAGACGCTCGCACTCGTCACCGTCCAGGGCGCCGCCGGCCCCGTCCATCCTGATTGGGTTCGGTCCATCCGCGACCAATGCAAGGCGGCGGGAGTGCCGTTTCGGTTCGAGGGGTGGGGGCGTTGGTTCGACCTGACCAACGACGCGCCGTGCTCGGACAGGCACATTCGAGCCATCGAGGACCGAGTGATCCTGCCCAGCGGCAAGGTGATCGGCGTCGGATGTCGTATCGGGCGCCAGCACACCGGAGGCGTTGCGCTGGACTGGAAAGAGCGCGGCGCCGCGTGGATGGCCCGCATCGGCCGCGAGTCTGCCGGCCGCCTGCTGGACGGCGTGACGCATGATGGGGAACTGCCATGACCGCCGATGATCAACAGGTCACCATCCGCCTCCGCATCCAAGTCCGCCGTGTGTCGGACGGGTTGACCCGCACGTACGAAGACGGCACCGGCTTTACCGGCGACACTCGGAGCGACGCCATGGAGAACGCCAACTACTGGTGGACCGACGGCAACGGAGGGTGTGACTGCAACCGGAGTCTGTACTTCAACCGAGCAGCGGACGAGCCGGAAGAGGACATCCCGTGCTCGGACGACTTGTTTCGGGTCAGGGTAGTGGACGCAGACTCGGGGGATGTGATTGTGGACGAGTTCGAGGACGTCACCCCGGATTCTGCTGACTCGCCGGAATGAGCGCCCGCCCCGCGTCCGGCTGATACTCCGCACCGAACCGCCCGACCCGCAGATTGCTCCCCTCCGCGATGGCCCAGAACGGCTCATCGTCCAGCTCCGGGTTGCGCGTCAGCCACATGATGAAGTCACCCGCGAGGACGCTGCACATGCCGCCCATGCGCGAGCGCGGGAGGCAGGATGCGTAAGCCAGCGCGGCGTCTTCGGCCGAGTCGAACCCGAGCATGACCTTGTGCTCATCGAGGTCGCCGTCTTCGTCGAGTTGGTCGATGACGTAGACGAGACCCGCGAGGGCGTTCGGACCGATGTAGCAGTCCACCGGCTCATCGTCGGCGTCGAGCGTATCGGGGATGTAGCCGTAGCCGTTCTGAATGATGCGCCCGTGGCGAACCTCGCCGGGCATGCGCTCGACGTGACAGGTGATGCCGGAGACGACGACGCGACGCATGGCGCCCGGTGGCGCTTGGTAGGATGGGGCGTTGCCGGCGGCGCCCTTCTCCATCCCCGCCAGTTCCCGCTTGGCCCACGCTTCGCCGGGATCGCCACCCCACAGGAGCCACGCGATGTGTCCCGCGTCGTCCTCGCCGCCCGCCTTGTTGGCGCGGTGACGGGCGAAGAAGCTGACCATCCGCTTGAGCGTCTTGGTGCTGACGGCGGACCCTGCGGCGAGGTCGCGCGCACGAGCCACGCCGGAGCCGATGCCTTGGGCGCCGGCTTCTTGGGTGGTCAGACCGCCCTTGCCGTACTTCTCGCGGAGGGCGAGGCCGCGTCGGGCGGCGGCGCGGACGGGTTCGGGTGGGGTGTGGCCTTCGGGGCCTTTGCAGAGGGAGGCGAATGCAGCGGAGAGCGACCCGAGCATGGTGGCACCTTTCGTGACGGAGTTGTCTCCCCGGTCAAAAAGCGACTGTTGAGTCGCCTTCGCGCCGGTTGAATGTCCAGATCGCCGCGTCGGGACCTTGTGGCCTTGTGCCTTGAGCCACTTCGCTGCGGCTTCGGCCAGCCGCTCGCCGTCCTTCGTTTGCAGGTTCAACGCGCCCGCGAGTTCATGCAGTGCGTCGTGGTGCTTCTGATAGGCT